TTTTTCCCCGAAGGTGTGCATCTGATTGCACACCTTCTTTTTGCCCCCTTGCTTTTTCTGCGTCATGTGTATAATAGAGCTATCAGGAACTTTTGTTCCAGATAGGAGATAAGTACAATATGAGAAGCAAGAGCGAGGAGCTGATGCTCCGCATCCGGGAGTACATCGAAAGCTACTTCGAGCGGTATTCTTCTACCCCCACCGTCCGGGAGATCGCCGGAGCCATGAGGATCGCGGTTTCCTCCGCACACAGATACCTTGTGGCTATGGCGGAGAAGGATATGGTTTTCTACGAAAACGGCGCACTCTCTACCCCCAAGATAGAGATGATGAGCCCGGAGGTCAGACCTGCCGCGATTGTCGGTTCCATCCCCTGCGGTTCGCCGGAGGAACGCGAGGCGCAGATCGAGGAATATCTTCCGCTCTCCGTATCGGTCTTCGGCAATGGAGATTTCTATGCTCTCCGCGCATCCGGTGATTCGATGAACGAAGCGCAGATCGACGATGGGGATTTGGTTATCATCCGCCAGCAGCACACCGCCCAGGTTGGGGAGATCGTCGTTGCCCTCACCGACGAGGACAAGAACACGCTGAAGCGGCTCTTATATGACGATGACCGGCAGAGCTATTACCTCCACCCGGAGAACAAAGACATGGAGGATATCTATGTGTCCGGGCTTCGGGTACAGGGCGTAGCCACCCATGTGATCAAAGCCCTTTGACGGAGGTATTGCCCATGCAGAAAAAATATGTGTCCGTCAACGCGGAGGTGGATACGGACGGCGTGATCCGCCCGCTTCTCATCCGCTGGCATGACGGCAGACAGTGGGAGGTGACAAAGGTGCTTCATACCTGTACTGCTTCTCACGATGAGTTTGAAGGCGTCCGCTACACCGTCAAAATCGGCCGAGCGGTAAAGTATTTATATCGGGAGGGTCAGCGCTGGTATGTTGACCGCTCCCCGTAAGCTCTCGCCGGATGTGTCACGCAGGCTGTCCGATTCCCGCAGGCAATCCGCTGCACTGACCCTACGGGAGATCCACTGCCCCTTTTGCAGTTTTCTGGTGGAGAAGGTGTTCTCCGACGCAGCGGGACACAAAATGGTCTACTGCCGAAAATGCAAGTCGGAGTATCCCATCAATCTGGGCTGCTTCCGCAGGATGAAGGCGAAACAGGCCGTCTGCCGCCTGCTTTCAGGAAAACCGAGGCAGAAACGATAAACTGAATACAAAAACCGACTTTTAATCGAGCAAGCGGAGAGAATCAGATTCGTTCTGAGGAGACTGCCAAGCGCCGTACAAAGTCAGACTGAACCGGTAAATGGGTTCGGTCTGCTTTGACGGCGCTTTTTTGCTGCCCGATTTCTTTGTACGGCGTTGAAAGTCCTTTCCCGGCTTGGCTCGGGAAAGGACTTTTTCCATGAAACGCCGCTTTGAACAATACATCTGCCGCTACCCGTGAGCTCCGAATTTTTGATTTCACCCAAATTCAAAAATTCAAAGGAGATCACGGCATGAAAACATTAAAGGAGTTCGATTACGACCTTTGGGCAATCGAGGAAAACGGAAGAAAGAGATATTTCGCCAGAATCAAGGCCACCGGAGAGGAAGCGGAGGTCAGCCTTGAGGTGATGCGGCTGCTGCTCAGTCAGGAAAAGCAGATGCGCCGGGAGTACGCAAAACAGCAGACCATCGGGCCGGTTCTGAGCCTTGACGCCATCCGCGACGGCGGAAGCATGGACGAGGCCGCATGGCTGCTGGATACGCGGCAGCGCATCGACTCCGAGGTGCTCACGGCAGAACTCACAGACGCATTCTGCAAAACGCTGACGGACAGCCAGCGTTCGATCTTTCGGGAATGCCTCATCGAGGGGAAAAGCCAGACTGCGTATGCTGCGGAGCACGGCATCAGCGTCCCTATGGTCAACAAGCAGATTCGCGCCATCCGAGGAAAGGCAAAAATATATTTTTCCTGATGGTTAAAATTCCTCAAAAAAATGTCCATTGAAAGGTGAGAGGACAAATCTCACCGCAAGGGATACGGAGATTCAGTTTTCTCAGAGCCGCAAGGCTCAGCGAACCTTGAAAACTGAATATCCAGGCATCAGGCACATTCCCAACGCTATGGGCTGAACCCCTGAGCCGCTTTCGTGAGTGCGCCACGACCTCGTCGGAGCGAGCTGCGTATCCTTCGCTTCCATGCAAAGCATGAAAGCTCAATCACTGCGCTGCTCCTCCTCTCCCCACAAAGTCCATGACTCTGCGGGGACCCCAGACGGGCGAGCGATACAACTTACACGATAAAAGCCGGGCTGCTCCCGGTGGAGGCGACGACAGGTGTTGGGGACAATGATACTTCCGTAATTCGCGGCCCGGCCACAAGGAAGGCGGGGAGGTTCGATTCCTATGGAGCGGTGCAGCACACCGCCGCCTGATGCTCTCCCTGCTCTCGGGGCGTCGAGGACAAATAGAGAGCGTACATACCCGAAAAGCCAAAATGACAAAAGACAAGGAGACACAATATGAACGCACAGGACAGATACAACAGCGAGAGATATTTGGACATGACCTACTTTCTCGCTTTGAGGAATATCGAAAGAAATGAAAGAAAGGAACGGAGATACCGCATGAAGGAAAACTGGATTTACCGCAGGGGCGACGTGTACCTTGCCAACCTCGACCCCTACATAGGCTCCGAGCAGGGTGGCACCCGCCCTGTGGTCGTCCTGCAAAACAACACCGGCAACTACTACTGCCCCACGCTGATCATCGCACCCATCACGTCCAAGGCCGGCAAGAAGCCGTCCCAGCCCACCCACTACTACGCCGAGCGCATCCACGGGCTGGAGCTTCCCGGTATGGTGCTGCTGGAGCAAATCAAGACTATCGACAAGCGGCGCGTGAGGAAGTACCTGGGCAGGATGACCCGGCAGCAGATGGATGAGATCGGGGAGGCCATCGAGGAAGCCCTCGGGTTGTACGTCCCCGAAGAAATGGAGGCTCCGTAATGAATCCCGTACTGACCATCGACCCGGAGTTCGAGGCGAAATGCCCGCCGCTGACCGAGGACGAGTTTTCGCAGCTCGAAGAAAACATCCTTGAGGAAGGGCTTGTGCTCATGCCTCTCATCGTCTGGAACGATACGATTGTGGACGGTCACAACCGCTACCGCATCGCGCAGGCGCATCCGGGCATCGGGTTCCGCACCCATGAAAAGCAGTTTAACAACCGCTACGAAGCCCTTTCCTGGATTTGCAAGAATCAGCTTGGGCGGCGCAACCTTACGCCGCAGCAGAAGAAATACCTGATTGGACAGCGATACAAGGCAGAGAAACAAATACACGGCGGCGATAGAAAAAGCGAGCAGGCAAAATCAAGTTCCCAAAATGGGAACTTGATTTCTCCGCTTAAAACTTGTGACCGTATCGCAGAGGAAACTAATACCAGCAAAAACTATGTAATTCGTGCAGAGCACTTTTCGGATGGAATTGACGCTGCCGAGGAAGTCCTTCCGGGCATCAAGAACGACCTGCTGCTGGGCAAATACAAGCCCCGCGAGACCGACGTTGCAGCTATCGCCAAGGCTGCCCCTGAGGAGCGCCGGGAAAAAGCGGAACAGCTCAGGGTGATCCCGGAAAAGAAGCCCAAAGCAGATAAGGAATCTGCCCGGAGCGGCACAAAGCGCCGGCAAGAGGTTTATGCGACTATCGACAAAAGCTACGAGGATATGAAGGACTCCAAGCGCGTCACGGAGGATTCGGCACTGGTAAGCCTGCGCTATACGGCGCGGAATATGGTCGAGACATGCGACGTGCTTTTTACGAACTTCCCCGGTCTATTGGAAAAGCCGGACTACAAAGATCAGGTCATTGAAATCATGCAGGAGCCAAAACAATACATTCTCAAATTGGAAGGAGAAACAGACAATGAACAGCATTAAGACACTCTACAAGCTGATGGAGGTCAGCAGCCGGGATTTGGAGATTCCCGATGCGTACCAGCGCAAGCTGAACACCGAGCGTGTGGCAAAGATCGTGGCCGGGTTCAATGAGCGTATCGCCAACGAACCGAAGGTTAGCTTTCGTGACGGTCACTATTATGTGTTTGACGGGCAACATACTATTGTGGCGCGCAAGCACATGAACGGCAACAACGACCTGCCGATCCTCTGCAAGGTGTACTACGGTATGACAGAGGCTGATGAAGCTCTGCTATTTGCCATGCAGACCGGCTACTCCGCAGCCCTGACGCCCAGCGCCAGGCTCCGCGCCAATCTTCGCGGAGAGGATAAGGCGTCGGGCGAGTTCTATGCCGCCACCGAGGAAGCTGGGCTGCATATGGGCTTTGAGCGGGGCGGAGGCGTCGGGCGCATCCTCTGCATCAATACCGCCTTTGCGGAGTTCAAGCGTGTCGGCGCAGAGATTTATAAGGAAGCGCTGACCCTCCTGCTGGAGGCATGGGGCGGCCATCCCGATTCCCTGAGAGCGGAAATCATTCAGGGAATCGTCCATTTCGTGGAGCTGTACCACGGCGAGTACGACCGGGAGCGGCTCATTTACAGCCTCCGCGCCTACGAGCCCAAGTTTATTTACGCGGCGGGCAAGGCGGAAAAGGAGCTGCGGGGCGTAAAGCGCTACGTCAACCTGTTCTACCGCATCTACAACGGCAGGCGCAAGCATTCGACCCTTCCCATGAAGTTCTGAGGGAAGGGTCTTTTTATCCGCATCGAGGCCGGAAACCATGGGGCTGTGTTCCGTCACAGCCCTATTCTTCTGCCCTCGGCTCGGGCTCATAGATTTATATATCCAATCATAACCATGGAATAAACAAAACAAGGAGGTATGGCATGGACGCATATACGGCATCCGATATGGATGTTCGCACCGTTGACCACAATACGCTGGTGGATATCCGCGACGTAAAGGTCAACACGGCGCTGCCCAAGCGGGAGCGTATTTTGGATTTCATCCGTCAGATCGGCAACCCCTACTGCTACCGGCATGGGAAATATGTGGTCAGGGTCAGCTTCGCCGATACGGATGTTTCATTGGAGGACAGACTGGAAGCATATATCCGCACAAAGGGCTGATCCTGCGACATCCTCGACAGTCCTGCGCAACGCAGGGTACAATTTTGGAGGAAAGGAGCTGGCAATATGCAACACAACACCGAAACAAAAATCTGGAACGCCACGCTTTACCTCCGACTGTCGAGGGACGACGGGGATAAAGAGGAATCCAACAGCATCACCGGGCAGCGGGAGCTGCTGCGTGACTTTATCCGAACCCGCCCGGAGCTTCGGGAATACGCCGTCAGGATCGACGACGGCTTCACGGGCTCCAATTTCGAGCGGCCGAGCTTTAAGAAAATGCTGGAGGACGTAAAGGCGGGACGCACCAACTGCATCATTGTAAAAGACATTTCCCGCTTTGGTCGTGACTATCTCACCGTGGGAGACTACATCTCACGAGTGTTCCCGTTCCTCGGCGTGCGCTTCATTTCCGTCAACGACGGCTTTTACAGCAGCAATCCGCTGGACATCGACAGCCTCGATACCTCGTTTCGGACGCTGAGCTACGACCTGTACAGCCGCGACCTCTCCCGCAGGGTCAAAAGCGCAAAGAAGGCCAGAGCCGAGCGCGGCGCGTTCCTCAGTCCTTATGCGCCTTACGGATATGTCAAAGACCCGGAAGATAAAAATCATCTTCTGGTAGATGCCGAAGCTGCCGACGTGATACGGCGCATCTTTCAAATGGCAGCGGATGGTGCAAAAACATGGGGGATTGCAGCGGCGCTGAACGGTGAGGGCGTAAGCTCTCCAAAGAACTACAAAGTCGAGACAGGCTGCACAAGAACGCCGTGGCGCAGCATCCAAGAGGAAAACTTCTGGACGGCCAATCTGGTCGCAAAATTCCTGCGGGACGAGCGGTATATTGGAAAGACGGTGTACGGCAAACGAAGCCGGGATATTGTAGGCAGCACCCACACGGTCAAAATCTCCCGCAATGATTGGGTTATCGTCCCTGACAGGCACGAGGCCATTGTGCCGGAGGCGCTGTTCGAGAAAGCGCAGGCTTGTATGCGGGAATACAGGGAGCGAGAAGTCATGACGGGCGGCGGGAATCCGCTGAAGCGCAAGGTGATCTGCGGCGTATGCGGTCATGCCATGCAGCGGGACAATAAGAAGAACGGCTCCTACCGCTGCGTCATGAAACGGCTGAATACCGGCTTTGACTGCTCAGAGGATAGAATCCCTGAGCCTGATATTCTGGAAGCGGTGATCGACACCATACAGGTCTATGCCCAATACGCCGTCAGCATAGACCGTCTCCTGCAAACAAGGCAGGCACAGCGGCAGCTTGATCGCAAACAGGCGCAGCGCCGCTTGCAGACGCTCCAGAGCCGGAAAGCCCGGCTTGACGAGCGGCTGCAAGACCTCTATGAAAGGCTGATGGAGGGCGGGATATCCCGCGAGAGCTTCGCGGCGCAGAAGAAAGCTCTGACGGCGCAGGCGGAGGATATTTCTCACACGGTCTTGGAGCTGGAGCGCAAAATAAGCGGCAGCGACGACAGCGGCAATGCCGTAATTGAGCAGTTCAAAAGCTATGCCGGGATTACGGCGCTGACCAGGGAAATCTCAATCGATCTGCTGCAATCCGTCACCATCTACCCGGACGGGCGCATGGACATTCGGCTGAACCTTGTCGATGAGATCAAAGCTCTGATGGAAACCTTGCGCCGGGAATCCTGCACGGCGTGAATTTATTAGTCCTTTCTGTACAGCAGCCGACGACGGCTGGAGCGGCGCGAATTTTCAAAGACCCGGCTTCATGGAGATGATGGACTGCGTGGAAAACGGAGAGGTCAAGTGCGTGATTACCAAAGACCTGTCGAGAATGGGCAGAAACTACTTGCAGGTCGGAATGTTCACCGAGATCACCTTCCCCAAGAAGGGTGTGCGCTTCATCGCCATCAATGACGGCGTGGACAGCGCACATGGCGACAACGACTTAACGCCGCTGAAAAATCTTTTTAACGAATGGATGGTGAGAGATACGAGCAGGAAAATCAAGGCAGTTTTCAGAAGCAAGGGCATGAGCGGAAAGCCCATTACCAGCCAGCCCGTCTACGGCTACCTCAAGGGAGAGGACGGACGCTTTATCATCGACGAGGAAGCCGCCCCCGTGGTACGGCAGATATACAGCCTGTGCCTTGCGGGGAATGGCCCCACCAAGATCGCCCGCGTCCTCACCGAGCAGGAGATCCCCACGCCGGGGACGCTTGAGTACCGCAGGACGGGCAGCACCCGCCGCTACTACCCCGATTACCCGTACAAATGGGCGACCAACACGATTGTCCATATCCTTGAACGCAAGGAGTATTTAGGGCATACGGTGAACTTCAAGACCGAGAAAATCTCTTACAAAGTAAAATCGAGCGTGGAAAATCCCGAGGAAAAGCAAGCGGTATTCGAGAACACCCACGAGCCCATCATCGACCCTGCCACATGGGAGCGAGTGCAGGAGCTTCGCAAGCAGCGCAAACGCCCCAACCGCTATGATGAAGTGGGGCTGTTCTCCGGCATATTGTTCTGCGCCGACTGCGGCAGCGTCCTCTACCAGCAACGGTATGAGAACAAGACCCGCAAGCAGGACTGCTACATCTGCGGCAACTACAAACGGCGTGTCAAGAGCTGCACGGCGCACTTTATCCGCACCGACCTTCTGACAGCGGGCGTGACGGCGAATCTCAGGAAGATCACCGCCTACGCCGCCAAGCACGAAAAGCATTTTATGAAGCTGTTGATCGAGCAGAACGAGGACGGCGGCAAGCGCAGAAACGCAGCCCGGAAAAAGGAACTGGACGCAGCCGAGAAGCGCATAGCCGAGTTATCCGCCATCTTCAAGCGGCTGTATGAGGACAGCGTGACCGGGCGCATCTCCGATGAACGGTTTGCGGAGCTGTCTGCCGACTATGAAGCCGAGCAGCGGCAGCTTAAAGAGAGAGCCGCCGAACTGCAAGGGGAGCTTTCCAAGGCGCAGGAGGCTACGGTCAACGCCGGGAAGTTTATGAACATCGTCCGCAAATACACCAGCTTTGAGGAGCTGACCCCCACCCTGCTGCGGGAGTTTATTGAGAAAATCGTCGTGCATGAGTGCAGCTATGACGAGAACAAAAACCGCAGACAGGAAATCGAGATATACTATTCTTTCGTCGGCAAGGTAGACTTGCCCGAATAACGCCCGACCTGTCCGGCACAAGAGCTAAGTGCCGGATGGGAACGGCAAAAAATTTTACACTTCTATTGCTTCTTTATCTAACACAAGCTAAAAGTCAGGGCATGAAGCAGTTCATGGCTAATTAAAGGGAACAAAAAGAAAGGAAAAGCCAATCCAGACGGTATCAGCGGCAGGCTACAAGAATAAATTGTGATTTCACAAGATTGGTGCTATAATAAGAGAAAAGT